GTTCGGATGTGACCGATTTATATTCATCGTTGTCACCAAAGAATACCCAGTAGAAATTGGTATCTTTGAATGTTCGGATGAGTTTATGGACAGAGGCACAGGTAAATTGATTGAGGCAACCACTGCGTACAGGCACTTCTTTGTTGATAGCCAGTATCAGTTCGGTTCCGTATATCGTTCAACACTATAACTATGTCTGAAAAGAAATCAACTCAATTCGAGAACTTAGTTCTTGACACTGTATGCTCACGGATAGTAGGTGTAGACAAAGACTTAATGCTTAATGGATCAAAGAAAAAAGAATCAGTCCTCGCAAGAGCATTGTGTGCAGCAGTTCTTTACAACCACGGAATCATCGTGGCAAGAATCGCACGGCTTCTTAACATCCACTATAAGTCTGCCTCCCACCTATGCTTATCCCACGGGAACAGGATGGCTGACCTTCAGTACTCCCACTTATACGGGGTGCTATATAGTTCAGTGACTACAGAAATGCAAAACCCAATTGACATCGCATCAAGGCTTGAGCGAGCAGAAGCCTCTATTGCGAGAACAGAACAACGGATTAATCACCTGCAAGAATTAATTTTAAACAAATAAAAACTATGAGCGAGAAAACATTCATCGGTAAGGTAGACGTGATTGCTACCCAGTACGGAGAAATCATCAAGTTGAAGTTCGGTCCCCAAGACTTCGAGAAAATGGAAGCAGCACGGAACGAAGGTGGTTGGTTGCATCTTGACATCAAGTCCGGTAAGAACGGCAAGTATGCTGAAATCAATAGTTACAAGGCAGGTGGTGCTGCTCCACAACAAGTAGGAGGCAGTAAGCGTGTTGCCCCTCAAGCACCTGTTGTAGAGGACGATTTGCCATTCTAAGTTTGCAGTGAATCATTAAACGAGGGGGACTTGTTCCCCCTCTTTTTTGCTATGGAAGAAGAAAAAATTAAACAAGACATTTGGTACACCGAGGGTGTATTCACTTGGAAGAAAAAGGTTGGTAGTGGTTACCACAACATCGTCAAGCGTGGGTGGATAATGTCTTACTCAGGTGACTTAGAGGAAATCAACAGAGACATCATCGCAATGACTATGACTATGCATCGCTTTGGAGTCAAGGAGACAACAAAGATTAAGGACTTCCAACTAATCGAAATAACCAAGTCGGAATTCCTTGGGAAAAGAAACAACTAACCAAACAGAAACAATGAAAGAATTTATCTTCACCGTAGACAAGGTGCGTGACCAACTTAGGTCTATGCGTACCGAGGGTATGAAGCGTGGCGATTATCCCGGCTTTAGCGGACTCTTTGACAAGTACTCACTCAAACGTGGCAGCACCACCTACATCTATGCTGGCGCACACCAAGGCAAGTCTCAGTTTGCATTTGAGATTATGATGAACCTTGCCCAGTACAGCGGATGGAAGTGGGCAGTCTACTCCCCAGAGACAGGCTCTCCTGCCGACCTATTCGCAGAACTATGCTGGGTGTACCTGCGTAAGCCTTACATCCTCAACGATAAGATTACTGCATCAGAAGATGAGGCAGAACGTGCATTGAACTTCATCATGGACCACTTCTACATCATTGATTGTGGACTCAAGGATATGACCATCGAGGGCTTCTACACTTCTGTTGAGGAGATTGAGAAGTCCGGAATCAAGATTGATGGATGTGCTATTGATCCATTCACAGAGATTAAGACAGACATCTCTTCTGGTGTTCGTGATGACATCGCCATCGGTCAAGTACTTACTCGTGTCCGGAAGCACTCATCAGAACGTGACTACCACACCATAGTTACTGTACACACCAAGCACCAACAGACGAAGTATAAGAACGGAATCCCCTATGTGGACATCCCAACGATGAACGACATCGCAGGTGGTATGCAATGGTCACGCAAGGGGATGATGATTGTCAATGTATGGCGTTGTCCTTACGGCCTTGAAGATGAACACGGAATTCCTTACGAGCCTAATCAAGTTAAGATTAGCATCGTCAAAGCCAAGCCAAAGATTGTCGGCAACTTGGGTTATATCTATATGTACTACGACAGAGTACGCAACCGCTATTATGAAATGAAAGATGGAGAACGATACTACGCAGCCAAGCAATATGAAGAGCGACCAGAACCCAAGCAAGGAATCCTTAACATTTGACCATAACGGATGGAAAGCGAACTGGCTAAAGTTCCTTGTCATCTATTTCACCTATAGTTTTGATAAGCAAAATCAATGTGAGATTGTAGATGGTAGGCTATCAATTAACGGACACATATTTAAAGTTGACATCAATGACTACACTGGCTCGGAAGAAAAGTATATATTCTTCAATCTTCACAATGGTCGTATTATTGTTTGTAATGGTGATAAAAAGTCTGTTCACCGTGTAGAGTTTGATAATACAGAAGAATAACTACATTTGTTTATGGATACATCAAAACAAATTGAAGAAAAGTGCGATGCAATCAAAACGCTCCTCATCGGAAAGAATCAAGCGTATGGAGATTCTGCTCTCAATCCTTCTAATATCTTTGGTCGTGGGAACGCCATTGATAATCTGGGTTGTAGACTTGATGACAAATTAATGCGTATCAAGAACTCCGGTATTAATGACTTAACGGAGGACACAATCTCCGACATAATTGGTTATCTGATTTTACTACAGATAGCCATTGACCGAAGCAAATGAAAAACACTGGAGCAGGTAAATTTAGTCGTGCGTCCTATGACGCTAACAATCAATGGGGGATAGACCAAGTATCCTCCTTTATTGTTTCAAGGGGGTTTGAAATAATCCCTAAGCGTGGAGAGGACTACGGAATAGATATTGCCGCTATTCGTGCAGGAGAGATTGTCTACCTTGAGGCCGAGGTCAAGACCAACTATGAGTGGACTTGCCGTGATGACTTCAAATTCCCGACTGTATCTTTCCTTGCCAGAAAAAAGAAGTGGGATCACGTTACTTTTTGGTATGTGATTATATGCCGTGAGACAGGAGCCTTTGTTATGTGCAAGAGCGATGACATCTTCAAAGAAGAGTACCGGACAATAAAGCACATCAACACACAGTATAGAAAGGGAATTGATGTAACTTATAATGTACCAAAAGATAAATGTATATTCCTATGGCCCAAGACATCACAATCGAAATAATGCTGCCCAAGCCACCGAGTCTTAACGAATACTACTCTGGTCGGCATTTTGCAATTAGAAAAAAACAAGGAGATGGATACAAAAAAATCATTAAAGAACTCGTTTCTAACTTTGATGCGTACTATGCGGAACGCTTTGAGTTACACGTTCTTTACAATAGTAGGTTTGATTGCGACAATAGTATTCTTTGTGCGAAATTTACCGCTGATTCTATCGTTGACATGGGGTTGGTTGAAGATGACAGCCCTAAGTATTTTAAATCGCTTCGTATCGACTACGACAGCAGTCTTGAGAAGAATACATACATTGTTAAAATAAAACTATTTAACGCAGTAGAAAGAGATGGCTATACCGCAGAGTCCCTATTACCAAGACCCAGAGGCAAAAGAAAGAATTGATGCCTTGCTGAAAGAAGCCAAGCTGCTCTATGCTAATGCTGGTCTTGAAACAACAAAAGAACAGATGAATGAAATCAGAATCAGAGAGAATAAACTCATTGATATTATTTCTGGCATCGATAACTCATTCGCTAAAAGAATCAGACCGTATGGATAAGGTACTTATTCTTAATGCTGATGAGCAGATTGAGGTATACAATGCTATCAAAAGTCTGCTTGTAAAAAAGAAGAAGGTTACACTGCTAAGTATAGCAATGATTACCAACATTCCAATGGCTCATCTATACGAAGCCCTCGATGATGTAATTATAATTCTTGAACGTGTCACAGAAAGCCTCAAGGTACGATAAGGAACACATCGAGCAGGAAGCCATTATCTCAAAGGCTTCTGGTGTGTTGACCAATGCACTTGGAAGGTATATCCTTGACAGGTGTAGAGATATTGCGTACAAATACTTTGATACCAACAATCCAGAGGTAAGACAAGTGCTTATAGATGAGGCAGTTATGCGTATCTGTGAGCGTTTCTTATACTACTACGAGGAGGATAAGAGTGCAGCAAATCTTATTATTGCAATGGCTAAGACCACGATGATTAACAAGGTCAAGTCATTTGCTTGGTCAGACATCTATGGTCAGAAAACTAAAATCCGTATGCACGTTTTCCAAGATGGGGAATGGGTGTACAAGTTTGTTCAATCAGAGAAAGACGATAATCTAAGCAAAGAATTATGACACAAGAAATCATTGAAGTACTTTATTACAGTGTTCTGATCTCAGCAATCCTTGTTGGTGTGTATGTGTTTGACTACACTCAGTATGTAATTGAACGCTGGACCGATTTTAAGCCCTTTAACTGCATCTATTGTATGTCGTTCTGGGTGTCGGCAGTATTCTTTGCTTTAAACGATATGAGCGTCTTCTATGCATTCGTGACATCGTTTATTACTAATGAAATGTTTAAGCGTTTTATCAAATGAATCCAAATGAACACGCAGGGTATCACGTTATCTATGGATGTGACCCAGGAGACTGCGACAAGAACTCTTGTTCCTGTAAATTAAATAAAAAACAAGATGCCGATACCTACCCCAAAGAAAGAAGAGAAACAGAAGGAGTTTATTGAGCGTTGTATGTCCAATCCTTCAATGGTCATGGACTACACGATGGGACAGCAGAGATTGGCTATTTGCTATCTTAGTTGGAAGGAAAGTAAGAAATGAAAAGAGGGGACCTAAGTCCCCCCTCTACCAAAAAACAATGAAAGCAACAATCGAGTTAACCACTCTCGATAGACAAATATACAATATCAGTTTCGTTTATCCAAGGAGTTAAAGAACATTGCAGTTAAAAAAATTATCAACGCTGCAAATGATAACTGCCAAACAAAAGAATAGTTCTTCTTTCTTTCTGGAACTGAAATTTTTTGTCTGATGTATTTGGTTACCGAGATAGTATCCGGTACACACTTGGCAGTAACGTAAATATATCGGTCAACGTATTGCAATTTAACGATCACTCCATCTTGGATTATTGTCGTGTCCCTTAGAATCTCTACTGTGTCTGTGAGTACCCGTTCCTTTGTTACGAAGGTCGTGTCCCACTTTTGAACGTACACATTCGCTCCCTTTGCAATTGCACGTTTCAGGTGCCACTGAGCAGAACATCCGTTAATGATGAAGAATGCAACGATTAAGAGGAGCAGGTTTCGCACAGGTCTGGATTTTCAATGTTACAAGTAGGCTGTTGTGCTTGTTCTAATTCCTTGATGAAATCTTCAAAGTTCTTTTCCATAAATCTTTTGGGATAGTGTTGTTGTATAAAGTGGATATTCAGTTTTGGTTTTCTTCTTTGTTGCAATCCTTGTTTCTTTTCTGTTGCCAGTCTCTTTGTAAGAAACGTGAATCCACTTTGGCTGACCATCCTCTTCGTACTCAAGAATCATCTG